GGGCATATATGCGGGTGAATAGTCTGGATGAACTGTGCGTTTTCGGGGTGAAAACGGCGTTTTTTTCGGGGGGAAGTGGGGGATAGGGGAGGGTGTGTAGTCCCGCCTCCCGCACTTTTTTAACCTATTTTACCCGCGTACATGCTTAATAATCAAGCATTTACGCGGGTTTTTTATTTTTTTGGAAACCGATTATTGGCAGACTTTTGGGCAGAGTTCACAACTCAACCAAAAAAAAAATGTCCAAACACGAACAAACAAACGAAATCAGATTGGTCAGGGGCAAGATATGGTACATCGAATACCATGCTCCGAACCGCCGCAGGGTGACGTTCGATATGAATCGAGCGAAATACAAGAAAGACCCTGCCGCACGCGAGGCGTATGCCTTGCAGAAATTAGCCGAGATACAGAAAGATTTGGCTCCTGCGCCGAAAAGCGCCAAACCGGTCACGGTGTTGGAGGCCATGGACATGGCCCTGGGGCTGAAATTGAAGTCCGACCGCGAGTACACGCATAGCACGTACCGCTCGCAGCACGGGATTTTCTGCACGTACCTAAGAGAAAAGGGGATGGGGGATTTGCCCGCCACTGCGTTCACCAAGCAGATGGCCATGAAGTATCTGGATTGGGTGCTGCTCGAAAAACCGACGAAGGCCGGAAAAGGGGTGAGCAATCGCACCTATAATAATTACATTACGAATCACCGGGCCTTATGGACGGAGGTTGTCAATCGGGAAATAGTGCCGAAAAATCCGTTCTCGAAAATTTCGGAACGCAAGGCCGAGCAGAAAAAGCGCATCGTTATTGATGCCGACGAGCGGGATGTAATTATTGCCGATGTGTACGAGGCACACAAGCCGCTTTTCCTGTCGATTATCTTACTGACCTATTGCATGATCCGGATTGCCGAAATGCGCCGGCTGCGTTTCTGCGATATTGATCTGGAAACGGGCGTGATTTCGATGTCGGGCAGCCAAACGAAAAACAGGGAAATTGGGGTGGTGACAATCCCTGCGGATATTATACAGGTAATCGCGCCTTACGTTGAGGCGCAGCCGCCGCGCTGGTTGATTTTCGGCGAGTATTGCAAGCCGCATCCAACTAAGCCGTGTGGCCGCAATACGCTCACGTGGCAGTTTCGAGAGCATCTTATCCGACTTGAGAAAGCGGGGAAAATTAGAAGCAGGGTAGGGTATTCGCTCTATTCATGGAAGGATACGGGCGGCATGGCGATGGTGAAAGCGGGACTGGATATTATTACCATCCAATCCCACTTTCGGCATAAGGACTTGGGGACGACGCAAGTATATCTTCAATCGCTTGGCGTGGTGAAGAAAGATATAAGGGCGTTGCCTTCGACTGTTTTCAAGTTGCCCTTAGAATAGCCCAACGGCCCCCTTTCTATCAGGCGAAATTACGATGGAATGCCCGGTCGTGTTCGCTACCGCATTGCAAGGCGATGCCGCCCACACTGGGTATTTTTCGGCATTAGACCGTAAGAATACTTGCAACTCGGCAAGGTACTTTTTCCCTTGCGCTTCAGCCGACTCTTTCAGGGCAAGGATAGCGTTTTCGTGGACGTTGTTGGTTTGGTTTCGGCGGTCGTCGAAACCATCAGTCTGGCTTACGACCCTGAAGCCGTCGCCATCGATGACAATCCTATGGTGTGGTATTGCCTTAGCAAGTCCAAGATGGGCAACTGCCTTGCGTACCTTATCGCGCAGCAGCGCATTGTCTTCGCTTAGCGTGCCGCCTGATGTTAGCGCCTCGAATGTTTCCCCGCATAAGATCGGGAACAACACATCTTCCTCTACTGCGCGGATATACTTGATGATGCCAAGGAAACTGCGACGGCTTTCTTGGATGTTCAGGAAGGCATTAAGGTCGGCGGTCGTAGAGAAAAACGCGCTGCCCTTTGCCTTGTAGGCTGCTGAGTCCTTGAAAGTATCGAAGGCAGCGTTGCCTGCCACCACCTGCTTTTCAAGGAAGGTCAGGAGCAGGTCAAGGAACCTGTCTCCGTTATCCACCGCGCTGCCGCGTAGCGCCTTCCAAGACCATTGCGACATGGGTTGCCCCGAGCCTTCTGTCGGGGTATTCTGCACCGCGCCGATGCTCGCCACGATGCCAGTCTTCTCGGGAAGTATGTGGTAGATGGCATAATAGGCGCTTGCATCTTGCAGATAAATAAGCGCTTTCTGCATTTCTGTGCTTAGCGTAGCCCCTGTATTGTACTCGCTCGCCAGTTCGGTATAGAATTCTTCTCCGAGATAAGGGACAATGTACTTTTCTGTCGCCTGTCTGACCGCAGGGGACAGTTCTTGCCAAGCCATACTGCGGTTCACTCCGCTGTAATGCTCGCTGAAATTAGTATCCCCGATTTCGGCGGGGTTTGATGGTGTCGGGTTTGTGATCTTGAATACGATTTCCATATGTAATGTGCTGTTTTTTACGGCGTTGCCACCACGAAAAAATATATATTGTGCCATCTGCGCTCGCTTCCCTGCGGACGCGGATTTGCTTTTTCTTAATTAATTCCGGGAAATTTTCCCGGTTATATGCTTAACGACTATACGCTGACATGGCGGGGCGCATACCTTGCTTAGCCCTTAGCCCATACTTTTGGCTGATGTAGTAGTCAACCGTATCGGTGAAGTGCGGCGCATGTTCTTGCGAGAACAATCTGTCGCGCTCCTTCCCCTTGTCTTTCTTATACTCTTCTGTGACTTTGGTCACCTGCATGGCTATCATCATGTCCTTGCAGGTGATTTCATTGATCCGAAGGATAGGGTGATGCGGGTTGGTTTCCCCTAACACCTCATTCATCTCGGTGTTCCTTTCTTTATGCTGCTTCTCTTGTATCCTTCCGACACGTATCTCGACGCGCCAGCCCTTCGCTTCGAAATGGCGCTTGATCTGCGAGTATAGTGTTTCTGTCGTGTCGGCCTTGGGATCGTGGCCACGTGGCTCCCCCCATATGCGTACCAACTTGGCCTCGTGGTTACGGTAGTGCGAGATGATCTTATCACACAGTTCCGCAATCTTCCCTTCGTCTGCCTTGACGAAGAATTGGTGCAGACAGAACTCGTACTGCCTCCCGGCTGCCTTGCGCCCTTGCCAAGCGCTGGAGCAGTTGAACCAACCCGAAAAATCGAACGATAGGTCGAGCAACTCTTTCGGGTTGTAGTTAGGGTCGGCCACGCCGTTGGTGATGATCCCGCGATCCCCTTCGCCGTATAGGTACTGCACGGTGTAGCCGTGTATATCAGGATTGAACCGATGATAGAACGGGCGCTCTGCCCGCTTAATCCGCTTGTTGAGTACTTCTACGAGGTACTCAAGATAGGGCAATTCCGCCTCCAAGCCCTTGAGGTAGTCTTCGCCAAGCACCTCGACATTGTCCCACGCGCTCGCTTCGATGAAGGCATACATGGCAGGGTTGGCCTTCGCCTTCTCCTCGAAGTCGAGTATCCAATACCCGGATGGCTTCCAGGGTATTGAGGTGTACAGGTTCACGTTGCGATATAGATCGCTTGTGAACTTATGCCGGAAGCCGCGAACCGAAGGCAGCAACACTTTCGTGTAATGCTCCTTGTGTACCAGGGCCGCCTCGTCCACATCTCCGGCGCAATAGGAGCCGCCTCGGGCCAAGTCGGGACGGTCGAGGCTGAGGCACTCGATTGCCGAGCCTTGCCATAGGCTCAGGATGTTTTCGTATTTTCGAGACGGCTGATAGGGTAGGGCGAAGTGTGCAGGCGGCTTTTTCCCTACGACGTAGTGCTTCCCTTCCTTCAGCCCGAACTCATTAAGTTTGCCCTCGATGGCGGGAAGCGTTTTAGTAAGGATTTGGTTGTACGTTGTTGAAGACAAGAAAATTTTGCCCCTGGGCAGTTCCCTGATGCGCATATACATCTGCCCGGCGATTACCGTCGATTTCCCCGCTGCGCGACCAGCAAGAAAAGTCTTGTACTGCTGCCGGGCTTGGAGGAATGCTAACTGCTTAGGATTCCAGTAGATCTTCCTCGACGATTTCTGCATCTTCGTATTGGGTTAGGGCTTTGGGGTCGGTTGTCCATTCCAGTGCGGGCAGTTCCATCTCGAAGGCGAAGGTGTCCTTCTCTTCGAGTTTCTGCGAGATTGCCGCCGCATCTGCGATGCACTTCCGGGCGGTTTCTATGTCTTCATCCGTCTCAGCCTTTTCAGCGAGTTTTAGCAGCCACTCCTTGAAAAAGTTCAGTTCGAAGGTCTTATCCACCTTCAGGATGTCCCCGAATAGAAATACGGCGTCATCCATATATCGCCGTACTGTCCTTTCAGACACTGCAATCGTTTCACTTATCAGCCTAATCCTGCCCAGTTGCGTTTTCTGCTCGACCATAATTGTCCAGACGCTCCGCATATCGTTAAGGTATTCGTCTTCCTCGTAAGAAAGCAAATGCCGTTTGGGTTCTACAAGGTGCATGTAGAGCCGCTCGATCCGGGTGCCGGACTGGAAATCAGTCTCGCTGAAGACTGTTATTTTCGATAGCCCTTTCCGCATGTGATCTGTATAGGATTAGGTCAGCGAGGCGAGCCTCGGCGGCCTTGATTTTTTCAGTTTTTTCGGGGCTGTCCGGCGCGATGGCCAAGTCGCGCAGCCGCTTTTTCTCCGCGCTTATTGAGGCCCGTATGCTGTTCAGTTTTTTCAGGAGTGCGACCGGATCGGTCGGCAGCGGGTATTTCTCGTCGCTTATTTCCGCCTCATGCTCGCCGGTCGCCTCGAAGTGCTCCATCTTGCGCTTCAGGGCAAGAAACTCCTGCCACATCGCCTGTATCTTGCTATTCACAACGAGCCTTTCGGCGTCGGTTTTGCAGTCATGGTAGCGGTTGCGCTCCTTGCGCATCGCTACATACAGAGATGCTTTTTCCTTGTTCAGCCACCGATACCGCTCATCGGTATGCTCGACTTCGCGTGCATCAAGCGGGGCGTCTCCGTTGTGAGCCGTTTTTTCGGCGGTTTTCAGCAGCCGGATGGCTTGCCTGAGCAGTAGGCGACCGGTGGGCGTGTTTCCCTCCGACATCGTTGCCAGTCCCGCGTAATCAGGCAGCGCGGTCTTGATGTGCGCGAGGTGTTTTTCGTACTCTACGTTGGTCATTCGGTAGGGGCTGGCTTTTCTTGCATTCCCGACTTGTCGGTAGAGAGTGCGGTAAGTTCATAGTCGCGGATGCCGTACTTAATCGACTTATCCCATCCCCGCGAATCTGCCACCGGCTTGAGCATCCGCATGAATGCCCTCCGAGGGATGGGCGTATTGATGATTAGCCACATCAGGAATGCGTTGCGTATTTCCGTGCCGCTGGACAGTTTGCCTGCCGTCTCGATGTTCGCGATGGTCGGGTGCATGCCTTGGCTGCTTATGTTCGCGGTATTCGATTTCTCGAACAACTCCAAGAGCGCCCCATCCTTCATGTCGTAGTTCAATGGGGTTATCTTGATGCCAGGATATTCTTTCCCCATGGCCTTATCAATCTCGTATTTCGAGATGACGGTGCGCCCAGAGTTATTCAGCCCCGCCAGCACATCGTTGATGTCATCTATGAAGTTCTGCTCCTGCTTTTTTGCCTCAGCCAGTACTGCAGACTTCTCCTCCTCGGTAAGTGCGGCGTTCATTTTCTCGTAGTCGAGAAAATAATCATGGGGTATCTGTATGTGCCAGCGGATGTTGTACCCATTCATCAAGTTGGCCTTGTGGAATGCCGGAATCTCGTTAGCAAGTTCAATCCACTCCCAACTGCCCCACCAACTCGGAATGGGGTAGTATCCGTCGTTGAACAACATGTCCCCAAGCGGCATGACAAAACGCGCTTGCTGCGCCGTTTCGCCCTGATACACATCAATTCCCTCGATTTTGTATTTTTTCGCTGTACTCTTTTCTGCCCAGC